TTGTCCTGCAGGAGATGCTGAACCTGGTCCAGTGCCGTAATCATTACCATCAATAGCCCAAGCACCACCGCCTGAACCACCACTAGTTGCAGCGCCATCATTATTTCCATAACCTGAACCTCCACCACCACCGCCTGCAGAAGTGATATTAGAAAAAACAGAATTACTTCCAGTGCTTCCTGGTACATTTCTTGTATTTGTTCCTGAACCTCCACCACCTACAGTGATAGAATAACCTTGAGCAGAAACACTAAAACTTGCTGCAGTACGATAACCACCTGCACCGCCTCCGCCACCAGCGTTTTGCTTATTTCCACCGCCTCCGCCACCAGCTACAACTAAGTATTCTACGGTGTTAGAACCTGCTGAATTACCTACAGAATTAACAGTGAATGTTCCATTAGAATTAAATGTATGAATTTTGAAGTCGCCACTAGTAGTTTCTGTACCACCTGAAGCAGCTATAAAAGTAGCATCAACCGCTCCATAAAAATTTGTTAGTGCTACTGTTCCTGATGTAGGAACACTGTTGTTTGCAGAAACATTTGGAACAAGGCTTCCGCCTCTGTAATATTCACTTATAGAATGAGGAGTAGAACCTCCAAACTCATCTACAAGATCTTGTATTGATACTGCTCCGCTTGAAGGGACTGCCATTTTATTTTCCTTTTAACTGATCAATCTCTGCTTTAAGCTCTTTAATAGATTCTATTAAAACAGCGCATATTTTTCCATAATCAACGGATTTTGTTTTAATTTCGTCATCTGCTGTTAGTACAACTTGAGGTAAAACTTCTTCCATATCTTGAGCTAAAACACCGACTTGTTCTCTAGCATCGTCTATATCATTTCTTTTATAGTAAACACCTTGCATTTTTGTTACTTTAGATAACGCATTATCAATATTTTTTATATCTGTTTTAAGTCTTTTATCAGAGAAAGCTGTTACATCATTATTAAAAGTTGCTGCACCAGCGCCAGACATATCTAAAGTTAGTGCTGTGATACCAGAACCTCCATCATTACCTTTAAAAAGCATGTCTTTATCAGAAACTTTTGATTCAATAACTAAATCACTTGAGCTGTTAGTAATATGTCCAATAGCTGTTCCAGCAGATTGGAAAATCAAATCGTTGCCAGCAGCATCTAAAATTATATCACCAGCAACATCCAAAGTTAAATCGCCAGATGATAAATCAATCTCTGTTCCATCAATTGTAATATTATCAACAGTGATACCTGCATCAGCATCAACTACACCATTAAATGTAGCTTTACCTGCATCAGACATATCTAAAGTTAAAGCAGTAATTGCTCCTCCGCCATCATCACCTTTAAAAGTTATATCTTTATCTTGAACAGCATTAGTAATTACTAAATCACCTGAGTTAGCTGTAGTAACATTTGCAACGTCAATGTTTGCAATTTTAATATCTATTTGGTCATCTGTATCAGCAGTTAAACTTGTATCTGCATCAGCGTCCATTATTAATTCTTGACCTTGTAGGTCTATTGAACCAGCTAAAGAAAAAACATCGTACCAGTTTGTACCATCTGTAGAAACAAGACGAGTTGTGCCGTTAGCTATTGAAAGTGTATTACCTGAAGCTCCTAGTCTGCAAGTCATTGCATAAGGACCTGAAGATCCTGAATCTGTTGTAGCGTTAGTAATTAAATAAACTTTTTGTGTAGCTGGGAATTGAGCTATTCTTACTGCACCATGTGCACCTGTAAGTCTTATATGAGCACTTCTTGCTTGGTTATTTGCTTGTGTTTGAGGTCCATCTGCATTTGTAAGTGTAGTTACAGCAGCATCTCCACATGCAACATTCGTTACCCCAGCAATTGCAAACTCTAAAGATTGTGAAAAGTTATTGTTCGTAATAGTTCCCCAAGTACCAGAATTTGCTCCTGAAGCTTGAAGCTCTATTCTCAAACTTGTTGAATATGTTGAACTCATTTAATCTCCTATATAATTTGTAATATTTAAATTAAAGTTTGTCAAAACTTTTATGCGGCTTTATGGACTTCCGTCCAGCTTATATCCGAGTTAGAATCATCTACTTGGTTCCAAAAAGTGCCTCCTAGAGTTCCAGTGCTACTTGTAACAGAAACGCCAGTAAGTGTCAAAGTAGAACTTGCTGTTATAGTAGGCGATCCAACAGACGAAGTAGCAGAAACACTAGGTGCTTCATAGATAGTTTCTTGCGTTTCCTCTCCTAAAGAGGCTGTCATTGCATTACCAGTAACAAATACAGATGTGCCAGCAGTACCGACAGCAGATGTCATTGCATTACCAGAAGGGAATACAACAAATTCTGGATCCGCCTCTGGTGTACCTAAAGAAATATCAAGTTGAGGTTCACTTGCAGCAACAACAGTTACTTGTGAATCACCTGATATTGAGAAAGTTCCTATTGATGAAGTTGTTGCAACTCCAGTAACGGATATGTTTTGATCTGTTGCTACTGTTTCTGTACCTAAAGAGACACTAAGTGCTTGACCTGTAAGAGCAAATGAACCACCTGTTGCATTCCACTGTTGATCACCCCATCCAATAGGATTACCTGTATTAATGTCAGTGTCACGGTTCCAACCAGTTGTTTTTGTAACTGAGCTTGACTCATCACCTAGTGACAAAGTCATTCCTATACCAGTTACAGATATATTCTGATCTGTTTGAGGACTAGGTGTACCTAAAGATGATGTAAGAGAAATACCAGTTGGATTAACTTCAGCAACACCAACAGCAGTAACAGTTCCAGCAGTTGATGTTAAACCAATACCAGTTACAGATATATTCTGATCAGTCGCAACTGTCTCAGTTCCCAGAGATGACGTGAGGCCATTACCTGTAACAGAAACAGGTGCTTGTTCGTTCCAGGCACCACTGCTCCAAGTTTCTCGGCCCCATCCTTGGATAGAGGCCATAAATTATCTCCTATGCTATTCTTAAAATTGCAGCAGTTGCTTCAGCAGCAGGGAACGTAATAGTAAATGTTCCTGAAGTTGAAGATTTAACCGCACCAAAATCAAGCACACAAACAGATGCATTGGTAGTTAAACCAGATACAGTTGAACTGTTATAAATAACAGCAGCTTGTGCTGAAATAGTTGCACTTGTAAATGAAATATCTGAAAAATCACAAACAGCAGTATCTGTAGATAAAGCAGGGGTAACAGATGTTAACGATCCTCCACCTTCAGAATAAGTGCCTGAGTTTGCCACTTCATCAGTTTGTTGAAAAGCAGTTGTTGATTTACTTAATGTTGCTTCGTTGTCGTATAACGCTAGTTTAAAAGTGTTCCCTGTCGTAGCCGTAAAATTGTGTAGGCCTTTAAGGATTTCCACTTTGAAACTGTTGCATACAGCTTGAGTAATTGCCATAATAATCTCCTATGGGTTCCTTGATTCGAGAGGGATACGAATAACGCCGTCCCGAAATTCATCTCTACGGTCACGCCCCATCTCATATGTGGCTAGAGCCTGTACAGATTGATTATACATTTTATCGTAGTATTGTATCATATCCGCTGGACCTTTCAAGTATCCAAGTGCTTCTAAAATACAACCATACAACAGCACGTTTGGAGCATTTTGACTTAACCAAGTAGATGTTTGTGTACTTGATAAACCATCAGGCTTGTACGTGTATGCGAGCTCTACAGTTAATGCAGCGTTCGGGGTTGGCGCTAGATAGTGTGTATCTTGGTCCCAGTCAGCATAATATTTAGGCGTTCCAGCACCTGCAGATGTTCTATCTGGTGCGTATTCAGTCATAAACGAAATATCTTTCTGTATCAAGAAAGTTCTGTCATCGTTACTATCTATTAATTGAATATATCTCGTTGCCTCCCAATCAGAGGGAAGTGGTAAAAAAGCATTATTTACTGTTAGTGTTGCTGTGTCGTATTTTCTGTAATAATTTAAATCTACTGTTCTTCTTATCTTATCTTCAACTGATTCTATAAAAGGTTGAATAACAGTATTAGAAAGAACATTTGTGCTTGTTTCTGTGTAATTTCTTACGTTATCTGTTAAATCGGAATAATCGGTCATGACGTGCTCACTGTAACATTACCTACGCGAGAATTCAACTGTGTAGGTTTATTTGGTTGTTGTACACTCAAAGGCATCATACTTTTTTGTGTAGAGGCATAAGATACTCCGTTTGCATAAAAGTTTGTAACAGGCATATCTAATGTTTGAAATTGATTTACTGTCGTTCCAAATCCCTCACCATCATAAGCAGCATCACCAGTTGTTGGTCTGGTTACTGTTCTTCCAGCATTTATAGGGCCTGTAGCACCACCAACAAAAACTCTTGAGTTAGCTATTTGAGACCTAGCATATTGTAAAGATTGAGGATCTGTTACAATCGGTAAAGGGTCTAGTTGAGGCTGTTTAGGTTCAAACTCACTAACATGAACCCACGAACCATTCCACTCTTGAACCATTTCGTTGTAAGGAAAAGCCATACCAGATCTATCTGATATTCTTTTTGCAAATTTACCAGATGCGTATTTGCCCATTATTAAACTCCTGGTAGATAAGTTTTAGGTGATAAAAATAAACTTGTTCTTTCGCCGTCTTGAGCTGCTGCTCGTTGAAATTCATCTTCATAAATTTGTTTTAATAATTGAATTCTATCTGGCGCTTTTTTCATAGCTATGTAATAAGCTAATCCAGCAGTTAAACATGGAAGAAATCGAAAAGGAATCTCATTATTATTTGTGTAAGCGCCCGAATCCTTCATCCGAAGAAGAGCGTAATATTTTAGAGTGTACGTTGTATCAGCTGCAGGATATAGATATAGTCTTGGGTTTATCGTACGTTCAAAATAGTATTGACTTGGTCTTCCGCTGGTCGTTTTAACAGTATAATTAAAATATGTTGATCTACTAATTGATGTTGCAGAATAA